ACTGCGCGAGTTGTTGGTCAATACCGCGACGGCCAAGGAGCCGAATGGTTTGTGGACGCACCGTGCTTTGCTTGCGAAGGCACTGGCAGTGGGCCCATATTCTCACATCCGAAATGCGAGTACTGCGACGGCACTGGGCAACATTTTGTTGCGGACATGACCTTTTTGGAGACGTCCGACTACTGCGGTTCATGTGCAGGGATTGGCGAACACCTACCCGGCGGCTATACCTGCCTATCATGTCGAGGGTCAGGGCAAACAGCAACGATTTACAACTGGATTCTCGCAGACGTTCAACTCGTATCCGACCCCACAATCTACCGCGGGAAGTTGGGACTCTGGGAGTTACCAGACATTGCAATTAAGGGGGCAGCATGAGTCGTTTGACGAAAGAAGAGATCATCGCTTTGGGCCTTGAAGGCATGGTTGCCGCCGAGGAAATCGAAATCGAACTCGAAGACCCACATCCACCGACGCAATATTCCGGTGTTATCAAACCAAAGGAAGGTCACACCATTGTGTTTCGACACGCAGCCACCGAACCGTGGACGCCGGCGTCCTCATTGCACATTGAGGACGGTGATGTGTTGCGGGTGAGTGTTCGTGATGGCGTCGTTTACATCGAAGCCGAGGCCGACGGAGCACAAAAGGGGGACCTATGACAACTCAACAACTGTTCGACAAAATCGCGAATCACCTGCTCACACAGAACCGCAAGTCGTTTACGGATGCAGACCCACTGCGTCCGGTTTCATGTTTGTACCGCCATATCACTGAGGAAGGGATGCACCTCAGCTGCGCAGTGGGTTGCTTGATCGACGATGCTCACTACTCGTGGGAGCTCGAGGGGGAATCAATGGAATGTGATGTCGTCCGAAGTGCCGTTCAGAACTCGATCGGGCGTCAGCTCTACTCGGAAGAATGCGCACTGCTCGAGGCACTCCAGAATATGCACGACACGGAGGAACCGGGCGATTGGCCCAACTCGCTCGCGCGCATTGCTCGGGAATTCCGCCACATCCTCAACGATGACGAGTCAGCCAAGGGGGCAGCATGAAGATTCAAGAGAAGACGAAATTTCTCTACGAGTATTGGCGTGAGTTACAGCGAAGGGAACCTTGCGTCTGCGGCTGCAATCGTGGGTGGATTGCTGCCGATGGTAGGGCGGTTTGCTATCGCCCTGATTGCAACAAGGAATACACGCGGCCAGTTCAGGCCGGCCGTTCGGCAAGATTCGAACAAGACGAATACCACCATCACATCTACGGGGAGGAGACATGAAACACGCACAATTACTAATGCAGCTCTACATCTATGGGCTCAAAGAAGAAAATCGAATCCTGAGGCGCAAGCTAGCCGAGACCATTGTGGAGCGGGACCGACTCCAGGAGAAGCTAGGGGAGACGGAAAGCGAACTCGAAAGCCTAAAGGAGCGGTCACAGTCGCCGGCCATAAGGCATCGCGCATTCATAAAAAAAATCGAAGATGGTTTGCGTTCACCCAAGCGTTGGGGGCGGAAATGAACAGAGAGATGGATTGGTGTTCCGCAAAGGAGCTCGCGGGAGAACTGGGTGTCAAACTCACAGCCGTCTACAACTACTGCGACACGGGGCGGTTGGTTGGTGGGTGTTTGATAAAACGCCGCTTGAAGAGCCCCGGTCGTTATGAGTTTCGCGCTATCCCACAACCAGCTGAAACCGAAAGCTCAACTTACCGACCGCACCGCATTCCGAAAGGTCCCTTCACGATTGTGGAAGAAGAGCCCCCTGAGTGCAGCAGTTGCCGTGAAACCCGGGAAGCCCTTGCGCGCCATGAGTCACAGCTCAAAGCCGAGAGGGAAGAGTGGCGGCGAATCCAGGAACAATTCATCAAGCGCGAACGGGAACTCCTTGAGGAGTTAGAGAAGGCCAAAGAATTCACCAGGCTTAGCAGGTTGCTCAAACGCTTTGGGAGAGCATCATGAAGCATCAGACCAACCTCTTCCGAGATGTGCCGGTCCATGGCGATGAGCGCGATGAGTTCGATCGGTACTACACCCCCGAGTGGCCCACACGGCTCTTGGTGGAATACCTGGGTGAAGACCTCCAGGGTACGGTTTGGGAACCCGCCTGCGGGATGGATTGGATTGGTCGTATCATTCGCACCGTCAAGGCAGTCTGGCTCTATGTTGGAACAGACTTGGACCCTGAGGCCGAATGCGGCCATTGGGAACATTACTCCAATGAGTTCGTCCGCTGGGGTATCCGAAAGTCCCTCAACTTCCTGACGGTTGGACTCGATTGGATTCGAAAGGTCTTCAGGAATGGATGCGATTGGCTAATCACCAACCCGCCGTACGACACCGAACATGCAAGCGCGGCACAATTCGTTGAGCGTGCATTGGAGCTTCAACGGATTGGGCTGGTGAAGAACTTCGCGATGCTTCTCAGGATTGGGTGGCTCGAACCATGTGACGACCGCAAGCTCATCTTTCAGGACAACCCACCCACAGAGATCGTGGTCCTTCCGCGAGTCCATTACGTGGGCGGAGCCAAACAAAACAATCAAACCAGCGCCTGGTTCATTTGGAGAGCGGGCGAACATACCAGAACAGAACTCAAGGTTCTGGTGGAGAAGCCGAGACCATGAAGAAGCTACTCACCACGGCAGAGGCGGCCGCCTATCTCGGCTATGCCGGTTCCTCCGGAATACGAAATCTAGTTTACCGCGGAGAGCTAGTCCCAGACGGGCGACGCGGCAAGAACGGACCTTATCTCTACAAGGTCGAAAGTCTGGATGCATGGGCGCATCGTTGTCTCACGGAATCGAGTGATGCAGGATTAGGGCGCGTGGTCGCCCGGGGCTTGGGAGAACACGATGACGGAACAGAAGAAAGAACCTGGAATCAGGAAACGAGCGGACGGAGGATGGTCGATCAGGACCTCAGCGACCGACCCGAAGACTGGGAAGATACTCTTCCGGAAGACACAGCTTCCACCAGGGACAACGATGCAGGAGGCAAGACGTGTACGAGAGAAACTCAAAGCAGAGATCAGGGTGGGACGCGGACCCACGCGCCAAGTGGCGACGATTACGCTCGCAGATTACAGCGAGCAGTGGCTCGAGCGCGCCGCAACGCGGCTTAAGGCGAGCACGCTCAACAACTACGTTGGCGCATTGTCTTATCGGGTGCTCCCAGTGATGGGCGAATACCGATTGGCAATGATCACGCGTGGTGACGTGGATGCGTGGGCCCGGGATGCTGAGAACCAAACGGCCGAAGATGGGACGCGCTACTCCACGGACACGGTGCGATCATGGTGGCGAGTCCTTCTGCAGGTTCTGCGGGATGCGCACGCTGAAGGTCACATCAAGGTGGATCCGACCTTGCGGGTTGCGCCTCCGGATACGGGGGAGCGGCATCGTAGGGAAAGGCGAACTTTGAGCGTGAAGGAGCTCGGCGATCTACTGAAGGCAGCCGAAACCATTGTGCCTGACCGCTACGCAGAGATTGCAACGCTGGCTTGGACTGGAATGCGGACCGGGGAGTTGTATGCGCTGACGTGGGAAGATGTGGATGTCAGCGGAGGAAGGATCCGGGTGAGGCGCTCTGTTTGGCGAGGCGCGGTTGGTACAACCAAGACCTCGGCCGAACGAGAGGTTCCGCTTTCGGAGCTACTCGCCAAAGTGCTCGAGGAGCACAGGCGTCACCAGATACGAGAACAGGTGCCTGGCTTAGATACCGGACTGGTGTTCCCGTCGAACGTGGGGACCTATCGCACGTCGTGTGCGCTAAGGAAGCCATTGGAGTTGTCGGCCGAAGCAGCCGAGATTGACCAACACGTTAGTCCGCAGGTTCTGAGACGTACTTGGAACACCTTGTTGGTCGCAGCTGGCGTTGACCGGATTGTGGTGAGATCGATGCTTGGGCACTCTTCTGAAGAGATGACGGAGCGTTACTCCGGAGTGCGATTAGAGCGGAAAAAAGAAGCCGTTGCGAGGCTGCATGACTTGACCCATACTTGACCCCGCAACGGCCCACTTGACCCGAAGATTGGGAAAACCGACAGGGACAAGATTGGAAAACCGAGTACTTAAAATAAGTTGGCTTAAAGCCGATGACCGGACTTGAACCGGTGACCTACTCATTACGAATGTAAAGGTAGAACATCTGAGATTGGCGTTGTTACTTGACGAAACGCAACATTGAAGAGCCCCGGGTGTCACGCACCGACATCCCAATCTCAGATGCAACTTGACCCCAACTTGACCGTTCACGCCCCCCAACTTGACCCCTAATTCAAAATGCGCTGGCCAGGAGGGCAACCCCTCCCCCGAGCACTGCGCCGGCGACAATGCCGCCAACCACCCAATACTTGGACACGCGTTCATCGCGCTCTTCTCGAACTTGCTCGAGCTGCACAAGGGCTTGGATTCTGGCCTGGTCAATCCCGCGATACTCGGAGAGCGCACCATTGCATTGCGCCTGGCTCACGAGCAGCTTGTCCGCTTCAGTCCGGAGCTCATCGAAGGCGAGTTCCTTCGCGCGTGCTCGCCTGCAAAGGGTGTCGGCAACCGCGTTCACTTGGGCGGCCGTTCGGCACCTCGAAGGCTCTTCACAAATCTCGGTGTTCGTCTGCCCAAACAACGTCGTCGGCCAGCTGACCATCATCAGCACCATTGCCATCATCAAAAGGAAAGGTCGCATCTTCTACTCGCTTGTCTATGTCCCGGAGTTGGGACGGATTAGGTGTGTGGGAGTCTGGCTCCAGCGGTGGGTTGATTGGTTCATGACTTTGTGAAGGCTTGCGCGTTCGCACCCAAACAAAGAGGGCGAGTCCCAAGACACCAGCAATGATCGCCCCACGCGTATCGTCTCTGAGCAAAAGCAGAGCCACAACTACGGCGAGAGCCACTCCAATCATCCATTCGTTCATTCTGGTTCGCTTAGTTCTTCAAGGTGGTGGTTGAGGCGGCGCTCGATGTCGCGGCGTAGAATCTTTTCCCGCTGAATCATCTTCGTTTCACACTCGCGTTCGGCGGCGTGCATTGCGGCGAGGAGTTCCTCTCGGCACTGCCGATGTTGTTCGTCCAACTTCTGTTCCAAGGATTCGATACGGCCGATCAATCGATTCTCAAAGTGACCCCGATCGATGAGTTGCTTGCGCTCTGACTCAGAACTTGACTCGAGCTGCTTTGTCTCGAGCTCTGTGCGCGATTTCTTCAAGCCAGCAAAGTATCCCAACACAGACGTCAACACGGTGGCTCCTGTGCCCAACAAGGCAACGATGATGGTAGTTGTGGACGGATCACTCATTACTCTTCCGTTGGACCCAGTTCTTAAAGATCTCCCAGGCCCATGTTGCATTTGCGCCGGCACCAAGACCGAAGAAGCCTCCCTCGAGGCGTGTGACTTCGATTCCGAGTAGGCCCACAATCTTGGGACCAACCAGAAACCCAGAAAACACCCCGCAAATGATGGCGAGGACCGGCAACCAAGCCTTGTTCACGCCTCCCCGTTTCAGAAGCTCCACGCACGCATTGATGCCGATGATCCAAGCCACGCATCCAAGCGTGACCTGCATGTAGTCGATTCCCATCTTTCTCTCTCAGGTTATAGGGCTAGCCAATCGTTGGCATACGCCACGAACTTTGGGATGCGGTCTTGACCATAGGTCCGGATGTTCCAGGGGTTCTTCGAGTCTGTGTAGACTCCGCCCGCATTGTAGGCTCCAACCAACAACACTGGATCGGCGCCGTACCGTTTCCCCTGGTGTGCCATGTAGGCCGTTCCCAGTTTGATGCTGATCGCCGGCACACAGAGGTGGCCGACATCCAGTTCTTCGGGAGCGCCCGCGAAATGTGGGCACAAGTCCACAAAGGCCGCCATCATCCGAGCCGTACTCAGCAACGTTTGCATCAGGCCTGCAGAGACTCTTCGTGGCCGTTCCTGGTACCGCGAGAACCTCCGCCCGTCTTCGTCGCGGAGCGAGAACACGTCCATCTCAACCGTGCCTTTGATTCGCACCGCTTCAATGGCGATCATCCCGGCAATCCAATGTTCTGGGACGTCGAACTCTCGGCAGGCCTCGCGGATAATTCGACCATGCTGAGCCTCGAGCGTTTGCATGGTTGTCGGCGTACCCGTCGTTCGCAGAACCTCAAACCCTTTGACGTTCTTGGACACCGTCAACATTCGCCTCAGACCAGTGGAGCAAAGCGATAAACCGTCTTCGAGCGCAATTCCACCATCGGGCATGATCGCCCACTTGGCTCCGCCCTTGTGTTGATTAGTGATCATAAACCCGGAATTCCATAACGCGATTGGAGCCAACTCGTCAGCGCCTGAGCTTCAGGATTCTGAAAATCCTCAACCGGCACATTCGTGATTGCGAAGAATGACGCATCCAATGAACAAAACTGGTTGGCCCCTTCGATGTTCCCAAGCCCGGTTAAGGAATTAGCCCCGAATGAGACACTTTGCGCGACGGATTGCGGACCAAAGTCTACACCGTTGACCCACATTCGTACTTTGAGTCCTGGTTTGTCGTAATGAAGAATGACGACATCACCTTCTACTGGCCGACATTCCACCTGGGTTGAGTAGGTGAATGCCGTGGATGTGCCATAGGTAGTTGGTGAGAGATTCACACCCCACTCGTCACGTAGTCCTGCGCCACTATCACCACGCGCTTGTAACGATATACCGCCAGACCCTAATGCACGGCCGACAAACAATACCGTCTGGGACCAGCCGCCAGACACAAGCTTCTTTCCGGCGAAAACCATGAGATGACTGTCACCTGTTGTTAACAATGGCCCCCAACACAATGCGTCCGACGTACTGCCTCGCCGCAATTCCCATCGGTCTTCATAAACACGGGGTGCACCATTCAACGTGCTAAACACGCTACTGCTAAATAGCTGTGACCCAATTGCATGTCCGGAAATGAGATTCTGAAGTCCAGAAAGATACATTCCTTCAGTAAGTACATTTCGAAAAAACGTCTCTTTTGCGTCCCAACACCAACCAACTCGTGTATCAAAATCGAACGGTATCTGCTCCCATCCTGTCGAAATCTTTGGGTGAAAATCCTCTCCGTCCCAAAAGCTCACTACCCGATTGCGCATTGGGTGTGTGGGTGGAATGCCATCCAAGACTTGATAGTAGCCCGGGGCAAGCCCGGCATCGGCAGCATTGGTCAATTCCAGCAAACTTGGAAATACGGTCGGAGCACCCCCTGCTCGCCTGAATCTATCGCGAAACATTAGCCAGCCTCCGGACAAGCACGCACGGTCAAGGCTCCACTGGTCGGCGCTGTGATGATGCGCACATAGACGCGCTGCCACGACTCGACGTCAAACGGGTCGAGGAACACTCGGGATTCACCTGCTTGTGCAGTGACCGTCACGTCCTCAGCTGCCGCGTACCAAACGCCATTGAAGACGTAGATCCGGAGCACGGCACTCTCGCCAGCAATCTCGAACTCTGCAGCCATGTCCACAGTGCGGACGCCACGCACATCGATCCCGTCGGCAGCCGTAGCTGGTGCGGGACTAGGCGCATTGTCCACAACCACCGTCACCATGTCTGCTACAGGTGCCCCGGTGATGGTGCGCACTCCGGCCGTAGACCCTTCCACCAACCAGCGCACTGCGCTCTGAAATCGTGTCCACAAGTCTGTCATGTGATTGTTCCTGTTCCTGTTTCGTCGGTTGCACCTGTTTGTGCCGAAGCACTGCCAGTCGTGCTCACACCGATGCCCGCGGCCACGGTCACCACGGCATTCGCTTGAATGTGAGCAACCACCTTCTCAGCAATGATGGCGGAAATCTTCTCTACGCCAGCAATCTGGGCAGAGCTGAGGTCGCCGCCACCGTCATAGAGGTCCGCCAAGATAGCCTGAGTGAGCTCCTGGCCGAGTGTGTTCCCGTTCATTGCCATGAAAATTCTAGTCTTTAATCTGGCCGAGTTCGGCCTCGAGTATCGTGAGGGTCGCAAGTGTGGCTGGGTCCAGGGGGAAGCCGCCGGCATTGGCCGTTCTAAGCGCTGCAATCAGTCGGTGACAGACGTCCACCAAATCCACTGTGCCGTTACCGATCACGATGTGACCAGCTCCAACCGGGTCAATCTCAACGTTGTTCGTTCCAACGTGGATTCTCACACCTTCGGTGGCGCCCAACTCAACTTGCCCGGGATGTTCTGAGAGCTGTGCCCGCAACCAGGCAGTCATCTGCGCCGGCGTTCCGAGGTCGTCCCACACCTGACCAATCCACGCGGGAAACGCGGGCACGCCGTCTTGGGCCATCACAGCTACCCGTGTTCCAATCGCCGGGATCACATCCAAGATTGGCGATGCAATGCGCCGCACCTTGGATTGATTCGGACCCCACTCAGCGGTAGCCGATACGCGCCCGAAATCATCGCCGCCATTCTTCGTTTGAGAGATGTACCAACCCAAGCGGAAGCGACGTAGATAGCGCTCCATCAAATGTTCGAGTTCTGCAATCATGAGAGGGGGATCGCCAACCTTGCACCAGGTAAATGCACGTCTGTATCTTTGGACTTTCGCCACATCCGGACGTTGTTGTTCAACCGCTGGTAGGTTCTCATTCGACTGGTGGAGGCTACCGCAACGTGAACGTGGTCGGAGCAAATCGAATCGATATTGCCTAAGGTCAACATTCTTACCGAACTGTCGCCCACATCGCGTCGCGCCACGTATACTCCGTTGCTGACGCCGGCATAAACAAACTCATTGTCCAAACCTACGCACCGGATAGATGCAACGGCATCGCTGCCGAGTTCCGCGCCATTCGACATCGAGCGGCGTTTCAAAACCGTCGAAGAAGCAATGAAGACTTCTCGGCCATCAGTTGCAATCCTGTTGCCGCCTGGAATGGTTTCGTCGGTAATCTCCCAGTTGAAGCCGCCGTTGACGGCTTTGACACAAACGACGTGCATGCCATTTGAGAACTCAGCACTTACGCCAGCGGCGTTGCCACCGTAGACGACGGAAACGCCGTCCGTTGCGATTGAGTTTAGCAATGCGTCGTGTGCCAGGCTCCACTCGAGAGCCCCGTCGGCAAGAGCGCGTCCAAAGACATTCTGCAGCACCCCGTTGGTAGCGCCGCACGCGTAAACCCGTGCATTGTCGATAGCCACATCGGTGAGAACCGCACCATGGTCCCAAGACCAAATGGCTGTACCTGTGTCACGGTCGAAAACCTCAATACGGTTATCGTGGATTATCGCAACCTGTTTCCCGTTGGTGACCGCTTTGGTTACATTGGTGACGGGATTCGATGGCACGTACGCACGCACAAGCGAAGAGATGTCAGCTCTTTCACGGAGCTCGCAACCGGTCGCCGTGGCAACAAGCCAGTATTGCCCATCAGTGTCGACCGACTTAAAGGCTTCGGCCGTGTCTTGGAGATTCGCTGCCGCCTCCCATTCTGGGTCGTAGGTATCAACGACCGCAATGTCGCCACCCACAGCATCCGAGAGGAACTCCTCCATCGTAGCACGCGAGACAACAGTGTTCAGCCATGCGGCATCCACGGTGGTAATACCGTCGGTGAATTTCTTAATGGTCATTGTGATTAACCAGCTTAGATGAAGACAACAGTGAAGGATTCCAGCGAGGACACGACGGGCGCGACCAATGAGCGAATCTCGGATTCTGAGTAGCCAACAGCCGCTGGCACGCGAAGTTCCCATGTCCATGCAAGTTCTCCTGGGCCGCAGATGTCACCGGCCACACTGACACCAGCAACGAATGCGTGATTGTTTACACGCACAACTTGCGCGTCCTGAGTGGTCACGGCCCTGACGTAGCCTTCAACTCCAAGCGGCGTGCCTTTCCAGATCCACGATTCAAACGCCGTGGCGATGAGCGCGCGCTTTTGGCTCGGCGAAAGAGCGTCATTCCGTGGAAGCCCGACCGTGGCCATTAGTGAATCAAGCCAGGACTCTGGCGCGGCCTCGGGATCGAAGTAGGTGTGCAGCTGACGCAGCATCAAGCGCCACTCGTCTAGCGGGCGCCCCAACGCCTTGGCAAATCCCCGCATGATCTCGTGTTCACCCCAGTACGGTGGCAGCAAGTCTAAGAGTTTGCTCATAGGGCCGTGACCGTGATGCTTGCGTCGTCGTAGTGCAGCAAGCCGAAGTTCGTGTTGGGCAATCCGTTGGCGGCTGCCTGAATCTCGTTGATTTCTTCAGCGACGGACCAGTTCAGGCCGTAGTCGTCGGAGTAGCGTCCCCAGATGCGGCCGACGCGGTCCACACCGTCCACATCGTCAATCAATGCAATCAAGTCGTTACGCCAAAGGCTTTCACCCCATGGCCAGGCCTCGTGTTCAATACTCGAACCATCGGCAGCCACAATGGGTTTTGCTGTGAGGAAGTTGCTCAGGGCTACTCGTGCTCCATTCTCAACGGTCGTCGTGGTTGCTCCGGAGGCGAGCTTCACCTCGAGGGCGGTGATCTGTACCAACCGAATGGCCGGCTGCGCGACCGTCACCACGACTGAGGGAAGTGTTCGCGCCAAAAGGTCGGTTTGAACGGCGGTTCTCAAGGCCGAAGCATCTGACTCGTTGAGGTCCTCGGCCAGAATGTGGACCGTTACAGCGCCATTGTGGGCAAAGGCACGGGCACGGCTCACGCCGTCAATGCGCTCCGCATGGTACGCGAAGTCCTCATCATTGATCGCGCGCTCAAGAGCTCGGACACCAAGCGGAACACGCGCAAAGAGTGCATCCAGAGATTCCAGGTCTTGGCCGCCGGAGGCGCCCGCAGGATTCGTCACGGAGCTCACGCCGCCAATTGGTTCGTGAATCCTAACAAGGGTTCCAGGGGCGACGTTGCCAGCGCTCCCAGCCTCCTCGGCCGTCGCGCTTATCTGGCCCGTCGTTGCCGGGCTCGTAATCGTGAGCTCAGCATCTGTAGAGAAGAAGACCGCAGAAGAATCCGTGCCTGTCTTCACCCGCGTTCCAGCGGGTATTGTCACAGTGGTCGTGGCTGTGAACTCGAGGGTGACCGTGGCGCGAGTAGGTTGCTCCCGCTCGATGCCGAGCAAGTTCACGAGAGCAATCTGCAGACGCTCAGGAACTTGATTGAGTTGGTAGAGCAACGCCCCGTAGAACGCCCCGATACCCTCAATCAGCTTCACTTCTGGGTTCGACCTGTTACGGTCGCTCAACTCGGCTGGCAACGCGTTTATCACCTGAGCAACGAGTTCTTCCTCGTTCCTTAGGTCAAGGTCTGGCAATTCAATCGGCATTAGCGTGCGAGCTCGTAAAGATTCAGGGTTCGGTTCAGCGGGCTGTTCTCACCAAGCGGCGTGATTTCACAGCGCACCTGGAGCAGTTCGTCTTCGGGTTGATAGGATTCCACCACCACGTTGATGGCCTCGGCCCGTGGCTCTCCGTATTCGATGGCGTTGGCCAAAGCCCAGGCGGGCGCATCCACGCGTTGCATGAGCTGATAGATGTCGAGGTCCATCCCGTATTGTGGGTCCATCGGGCAGATGCCCTGCGGCGTCGCCACAATCTGTTCCACTGAATCGTTGATACGGTCGGAACCGCCCTTTTGAGCAAGTCGCCCGTCCGCGCCGACCCGATACGGCCAAGCTAGACCATTTCCAAACAAGTCACTCATGGTGCACCACCGTTGTAGATTTCCACTGTGGTTGTTCCGTCAACCAGGTCATGCAGCACATTGCCCACTCGCCAGACGCCAGACCATCGGGCCCCAAAGCCACGAAGCAAGAGCGAGGAATCCACCTCGATTTCTGGCCGTGCCTCCAGTACTAGCGAGCCACGGAAGACCTCGCGGGCTTTGGCTTGCGCCTTCAACGCACGCTCAACCGTCTGGGCGCTGTAAGATGGAAAGTCCTCAGATGTGAGAGTCAGGCCAGTCTGGTCCAACATGACCAAGCGTTCCACGGTCTCAGGGTCGGCGAATGAGTCCTCAAACACCGGATCACCATTGCCATCGTAGACGTTCGGAGTTCGCGACCGAATCAGGTCGTCCACTTCAAACGAGGGGCTCCCAATCACATCCTGTCCAAGCGTCACGGTAATGAGCGCTGTGGCATCAGGCTCTTCGTTTGCTGGCCGCACCACGAGACGCTCGTTCTTGATTTGGTATTCGTAGCCAACTTCATTGAGGAGTCGGCCCAACACGTCAGCATCTGATTCGTTGTGTTGGAGAATCTCGCCAAATCGAATCGTTTCCAAGTCGGTGCCTGGAAGGTCCACCGTCAATCCGGCTTCCTTACCAAAATCGCGCACGAGCTGCGCCACGGAAGCACCGGCGATTGTGCGGACGCGAGCGGTTTTCCTCATGCCTCGAGCTTTGTCAGTCGCTGAGATCTGCACCTGACCGGGCAACATCTGCGCACTGAGCCCCGACATCTGGCCAGCGAACACGAGCTCCAACTTCGGTTTGTAACCAAACCACACCGTCACCGGTGGAAGAGGCACGTCCTTGCGTTTACGCGGGAGAGGCAACGTGTTTGCGAGCTCACTCCGTGGGTCATCTAGCGTGATGTTGACCGTATCGGCCGCCTTGCTTTTGCCCCGTTGCTTGACAAGGGACACGGTGCCGGCCGTCAATCCCAACCCGCCGAACTCTTCGTCTGTGGACCACTCGCGCTCGCCTATGCGGACAACCGCTATTGGTCTCATGTCCCAAGCTCCGCTGCAGGTACAAGCACTGCCGTCCGGCTGTGTTCACCGCGTGTGAAGTCCAACGCAATCAAGATTTCCCGTGCCATCCAAATCACCAACCACGCGTCAATGTCGACGCGCAAATCAATCCAATCCACGGCATCGGCCGATTCGAGTCGTATGCGTTGCGCCTGGGCGGTACCGCTGGCGTCAAAGAAGTCTTCCTCGAGTACAACCGAGGGTGGCCCAAGCTCATTGCTCTTCCGGAGACGCACTTCAAACACTCCCATTGAAACGTCTTCCACTTCGATGCGGGCAAAGTTTCCAATCCCCTGGCTGTGCCATACAACGCCGACGTTAAGCCCGAGGTCTTGGCCAAAGTCTATCTGACCGTCCAACGAAACGAGCCCACCGCTTGGAGCAGCCTGACCGTTGCGCATCTCCAGAGGGTCATCAATGCCGTTTAAGTCACATAGGATGCGCCACAACCGCCATTCACCCACGCCACGATGTGCGAGCGTAAACGCGTTCTCCCAACGATTGCCCACCAGGTTGACGCGGCGTTGACGCGGGAGGTCCCTAATCGGTCTCCCTTGCCGGTCATAGGGGCTCTCACTGGGTGTCGTCATCGTGTTTCGGTAAGTTCAAAGCGTACGTTTGCAACGAGGGCGTATCCCTCGGGATTCTCTTTTGTGCGGTCGTATGAGAAGGCTGTGATGGCGCCCGTGAATTGATTGACGCCCATGCTTAGCCGCACAAGTGTTGGTCTTTGAGATTGAATGGTGGGCTTTGTGGCCCAGTTCTCGATGGTCTTCAGGAACTGCTCCACAGCAATCAATTTCAAGATGTTCTTCTGAGGTATGCCGGCGACCATGACCCAGACGTTTTGAGTGGTGATCTCGTGCTCATACGAAATAACTCGCGGACCGTTACCGGTCCATTGTAGGCTGTCTTTCTGAGCTCCCGCCAAACTACGCGGCACCCAACGCGGGGCAATAGCAACGCTGTAGCTCTCCGGGTTGTACGGAAAAGACAAAGTGTCTGAGGTATCAAGCGCGGTAAGAGTTCCTCGATAACCATCAATGCTGGGATCACCAGTATCAATTTGGACTGTTTTGACCGCCATCACTCAACCTTCTGTAGTTCGCTCTGAAATGCCTCACGAAGATCACGTGCAGCATTGAGTGCATCGCCACGCGAATTCAGATTTTGAACGTGCAAATGAATCTCCTGGCGGTCGATCTTCACACGGTTCAATTCTTTGGCCATGTTCTCGGCCTGAGAAAATCGGCTTTCGACTGCAGCCAAACGCGCTTCCGTCTTAGGATCAACGGTCCCTGTACCAAGTCTCTGCCCAGCAATGGCGGCGTACTCCTGGTCGGACTGCATCCGCTTGAGTTCGTCTTGAAGAGACTGGTCGATTCCATACCGCGCGCGATTCGTTCGCTTGTCGTAGCTGACCGCCAAACCCATACCGCCCAATTGGTTGTTCATGGCGGCGCTCATACCAGCCTTGTCTCTGGTTCCCGCGAAAGACCGGTTCGTCTCAATGGCGACTGCGCGTATCGTCTCGCGAATCAGTTCTGGACTGCTCGAAAGCTGAGCAGCATCCAACATGCTACGGACACCACCAGTGGCCTTGCGCAACTCTTCCTGATACTCGGCCTCATGCTTGAGACGCTTGTCCATCTCGGCATCACTTTCGGCCTGTTCCTTCCGAATCGTGGTGACCGTCTTCCCGGTTCTGGAGTCGGTGGCTTGAGTACCATACCCATCGGCGGCTAGTCTGTCGGCGATCTCGAGGTTCCGAACCGTCAACTTTGACGACTTATGAAGCGTCAAGGCAGCGCCCGCAAACGCCGCAGGAATTGCCATCATCCCGGCAACCGTTCCCACTCCAAAGCTCGATGCAGCTCCGACCAGTCCACCTTGAGCGAGCTGTCCACCCATCGTTAGTCCGCTCACCATTCGCGCAGCGGACCCGCCTTTGGAAGCACCGGCGAGACCACCACCCATTCCGCCCTCTCCCATGTTGACGACGTAAACGGGCAGAGCGTCTGATCCACCACCTAGCTCGCTGGCTAGAGCCCCGGCTTTGCCTTTGCCAAAGAGTGCTCGAGGTATACCTCTGGTTACCAAATTACTGATACCCTCAACGCCCTTTCGGCGCACTGCTCCACCGCTCAAGGCATTTGCAGCGAGGACGCCACCGCCAAGAGCCAGATAAGTCTTATTCTCCTCAACGAAAGCACGCGTATCTTTGACAATCTGTGGAAGTCGCTTTGCGAGCTCAACCGCACCCAGTGATGCATCCTTCAAGAGGTCGCCTGAGTCCCGCATGAACTCCTTGAAGTCCTCCGAATCCGTGATCGTCTTCAATTCACGATTCAACGATTTGAGAGCAGGAACAAGAGCATCGGCCGCACTGCTTCCAACCTGAGTTAGCTGGGTCGTGACGGCCGTTCTCAATTGGTCCATCTGCCCCTTGATGGTGTCGTTCTGCATCTTCAGGAGACCAGTAACACCACCTTCATAGTTTTTCTCAAGGAGCTTGTAGAGCTCGTCCAGATAGTATTGCTGGACCGTCTTGTTGGCTTTCCTTGCCGCCTTCTTCGCTTCAACAGCCGTTGGCAACTTGAATCCGAAGCGTTCCCTCAGCGACATGGTATCGCCAGATTCCAATTCCTTGAGGGCGAAGATTGCACCTTCAAAAGTCTCGGTATCCGAGGTTCCTTCGAGCGCCTTCGCGAGGCGTACCAGCTGGTGCATTTGATCAACGTTCTTGTCTGCGACCAATGCGAGCTTGCCCATACCCCCGATAGCCTGGGCGAAATCCATGCTTGGTATCTCGGCCACGAGCTCGTTGGCTCGCTTCTGCGCCATCTCCACCAACTCGGCATCCCGCAAGATAAGTTTCAGGACACCTCGCGATTGGTTGACTCGCGCAGCCGAACCGATGGTGTTCTCAAGCAGAGTCTTGCCACCGGCACCCGCACCAAGTCCAATGACCAGATTCCGGACGCTGAAGAGCGTCTTTCCGACGCCGTCCCAGGCAGCGTTGATGCCACCTGCAAGACGTGCAGAGTTGCGAATGGCCCGTTCCTGAGTGGATTCGAGTGTGCGCAGTTGACGGTCCACCCCTGCAATCTTGCGCGAAGCGTCGCCACTCACTGTGGTAACTATGCGAAGACGTGCTTCAGTGGTCATTTCAAACTCTTCAAAGCGTCCAGGAGGACACCACGCTCGAATTCACTCGTGCGCATCAAGGACTCAAACGGGATGCCCGTGGCCTTTGAGAGCGCTATCAGGGCTGCGACGGTGGTGACGAGCTCTCTTCGTCGTTGCCCTCTTCGCCGTTTCCCTCAACTCGTTCTTCCTGAACACGGTTCAGTGCAGATACAAGGGCATCAGCGTCTTTTGAGGTCAGCATCCGGAGATGCTCAAACCTTGGCTGTGGAAGGCCTTCCCATGACACGATGCATTGGAGCACCAATGCCATGATGTCCACTGTTCGCGAGCGGCCCATGGCAGGTGTGGAGCCAGCAAGCTCGGTGATGAGTATGTCTCTCCGGATCTCATCTTCCACGGTAGGTTGACGAATCACGACCGGACCCTTGAAGGTCTTCTTCGTTTCCGGGTCGACGAAGCCACGCGCGAGCGTGACTGTCTCGGTTGGTCCCAAATCAAACAACATTTTTATCTCCCTTGAGAAAGCGCATCAGGTCATGCGACGTGGTTGGACGGTGATGCTCAGTTCCGCAACTTCGCCACCCTGCCGATTGGCGTTGGGCTTTTGGAACGAAATCAAAGCGCAACCCTCGTAGGTATCAGCCTTCCCTTCTGGAATGCCTGCAGCCGTCACCGGTTGAACGATGAGCGTCAACTCGATTTGTACTCCGGAACTCCAACCCTTGTTCCACAGCTCGAGCGGCATGTCCTTGATGGCGTCGTAGTCCTTTGTCAGCGTGACCTGAGAGATTGTCGTCCGTCCAGGCACATTGACCGGTCCACCAAAAGCGCCGGCACTATGTCGTTGTGTGTTCGCGTGTTCAGCAACCCCACCATCCTTTCCGTTGAAAAAGATGGTCGGGTATTCGGCGAAGTAAACGAGGAAACGCGACGTATCGCGCTTGTTTTCCAAGCTCATTTTTTGACCCCTTTGTTAAGCGTGTTAGTCGTTGCTTAGGGCTGAGTGTTTACAGGCCGAATCGCAACTTTATCCCCAGTGAAGGGGGGAATGAAATTTATTCGTTACGTTTTGCAACGCGTGAATAGATGGTTTCTGCCGTTCCGGCTGGTCGGTACCAGACTTCGGTACGGACGACGCCGTTGTTCTTGTCGTCGTCGGAGAGCATGTCTTCGTTGCAGGCCACTCCAAAGGCGTGCACCTCCGGATCGGGGTCTTCACCTGGAAGCGGAGTCTCACCCCTGAACGCCCTCAGATTCGCAAGCTGAGACATGAACGCGTGAATCCCTCGCTCAATCTGTGAGAAGAAGAGCGGGTCCGTTACGTCGTAGACGAGCTCATCCAGCGCCTGCTGAATCGCGTGTGAGATTCGGCACCACAAGTAGCCTGAGTGCAGGTACTGCCACGCAGCTTCATCACTGGTGCTGCGAGCTCCCCAGCAACGCGGGCCCTTGCCGTTGCGGTCCCAAATCGGGTTCACTCCAGCAGCCACCAAAAGCTCAGCCGTACCCTCGTCAATCTTCGGCATGCCGTCGCTCGAGAGCTCCAATCCACGCACGAAGTCGATCTTGAAGTCCTTGCCCGCCGGTGCCTTTCCTGGCCCCTGATTGGCAATTGCCTTCAGCCAGTCGGCCACGATGTGACCCGTCACTGGAATGGTCTTGATCTCGTCGCTCTCTTCGTCGAGCACCACCGCACGTGGGTAGTAATATCCGCCGTTGAAAGCGCGGGCGGTTACCACGTCGGTGAATGGGTCGTCCTCGTCTTCACCTGCTGAGAAGAGCGGCATCCGGTAGAACTTCTCACCTTGCCCAATCATCTCGGCGCGCACCGTCGCATCAGAGTCGAGGTCAGGCGCCAGTAAGAAGCCACGGCCGTAGATAGACCGCCGGAAGCTCTTCAATCCGGAGAGATATCCACCACCACTCTCGGTTCCAACGATTTCGGCCGGTGTGGGCTGATTGTCGTCAGTGCCTGGTTGGGTGCCCAGCGAGTAGGTACCGTTGACGGGCAACGAAGCAGGGTCACCCGAGAAAGCAATCTGAATGAAGGTCGACTTAGAATTGACCCTTTCCGCCACACCAGAAGTCTTGGTGAGATTGTCATAGGTCTCGCCCGGGACCGGATCACCATCAGGGTCCAGTAGCGTGAGCTTGAACGTGTTCGCCTTCGTGCCGGTCTCAATCAGGATATCGTAGTCGTTTGCCCACGTTCCTTCGCCGAGGGCGGAAACCGTCAAGACGGGAGCGGGTTCAGCCGAATCGATATCGACGATTGCACCAGCGGCGCCGTCACCCACAATGCGGGTGATGTACATCCGCTTCACGCCCTTCTCGAACATGCGCTTGATGACCTCGTAGCCAGCGCTGTACATCCGCGTGCTGCCGATGTTCAGAGCCCCGCCAAAGATGGCCAGGAATCGAGACCACGAAGTCACAAGGGTAGGCATGTTGACGGGGCCGCGTTCGGCAAGCGTTGCAACAAAGACGTTGTCCCCCGCATCCGGCCCGAAAGCCAGAGGACCAGCTACAGCCCGTGACGTGAAGACGCCGACGTTGTTAGCCATTTTTCTCTCCTGAGTGTGTTAAGGGCTCGGAATCTCGAGCACGAAGGATTTGCGTTTCTCTTCCGGATCACCCGGATAGGGGTAGACCAAATCAATGATCAGTTGTTGCCAGGCCGTTTTGGCCCGACGGTCTGCAGGGCATTCTGCAAGCTGGAGTTCCAGCGTAATCAGCGCCCGTGCAAATGGATGTGGCACCGGTGGATAGTCAGCCACAAAGGTGCGTGCAGCGTCCCTGACGTGGGCCACTGGTGCATCTTCGCCTTCAAGCTGACAAATCAACTCCGGATTGTTCGCGAGCTCCTCAATGACTGCTCCGATGAAGAGCTCACGCGCGGTCGAAACCGCAGCACCCGGCCCGTCTGTTCGGCGTGGTGCACGACACTGCAAGTCCAGGGTAACCGTGGTTCTCGCCCCAAGGGCGCGCCGTCCATGGCGCTCCTCCCATGTGTAGTCTGTTCGGCCCTCGTCGATGAGAATCGCCGGCAGCTGAGCATCTGAGAGGAGGTCTTCCTGAATCGTTTGGCGGTCTACAAAGTGGACGCCTGGAATCTCCGACAACAACACGCGCAATGCTTCGAGAGCACGCTCACGGTTTGTTGTTGGAAAGGTCATTTCTGTTCGAGTTTCTTAGCGAGCTTTCGAGCCGCTTCGTTTGCAAGTGCTTGTAGGTCTGGGGTCCCGTCGTCAAAGTCAAGCCAGCGCCTTTGCGCCATGCGCCGTGTCCCGGTGTTGTGCCAGTGGGCAATCCGGCCGAACTTTGAAACCGTGAAGTACACGACACCAGCGCCGTCTTCCGAAGTAGCCTTCATGGATGCCTGGACATATCCAGTATCTGCCAGAGTCACACGGTCTGTTTTGCGTCCGCGTTTGCCTCGACTCCGCAATGTGCCCGGCCTGTAGGGCGCAAACGGTTTACCAGCCGCATCAAGTCCCTTCTTGGTTCTGACCTGAATCCGTCTCAGTGCCAGATTGGCGATGTCTTCAAGGTCGCCGGCATCAAGACCATCTAAGCCTTCGGACATCGCACGTAGGCGCTCACGCGTTTCGGCGAGGTCGATTCCAACCCTGATGTAGATGCTCATTGGTCAACTGCGTTGGAATCGGTGAAAGCCGTGTTTCAAGAGTTCTTCTCCGGAACCGTCTCCATCTGCATCCACGTCCAAGCCAGCTGCCACAATGCGTCTCAACTCGTCCTGGTATGATTGCCGGTAGAACTTGCGCTTGGCGTCGTGGGCGTCTTCCATGTTTCGCATCAAATCGGCGTGGATGAGCTCCATGGCTCGGTACACCGAAGCTCGCGTGAGCTGATGATCAGCACCGCCAGTTGCCTCGGCGGGATTCGTGACCGTGAGGCTTCCACAGAAGTTCAGGGTGCCAGGAGCAGCGTTGAACACTTCGCCAAAGCTAGAGGCCGTGGCCGTTACGTCGCCCTCTTCACCGTCCAGAACGACAAGTTTTTTATTGGTTTCGAACGACACGACACCGTGGGCGTATCCTTTGGCCGAAGTGTCAGCAACAGAAACCCTTGTTCCGGCTGGAACGGTGAGTGCGCCATCCGTGGCAGTAAAGCGAAGCGTGACTGTTGCCTTCTCAGACGCGTCCAGGAAGCCGTGAGAGACGTTTTTCAGATATCCATGGCCTTTGAGGTCCCTAATCAGATCCTCTGCAGCACGGACGTGTTTACGATCCCATCCAGTGTCTGAATAAAAGAAAAGCTCCGCGTCTTCTTCGCGGAGCTGCTGATCGTTCGAAAATTTCATGGGGTGTCTATTTCGGTTTGAGCTGCTTCACAACCCAATCTGTTACTTCTTCGGGCTTACCTACGAATTCCACAGGAATTTGTCTTCCAGGTAAATTAATTGATGCATCGAATTCATTGCCTTTTTGCGTTATCACAAAAGCACCGTTCAGAATTCGCCGTCCAATTCCCTCGCCAACTTCATCCACACCACCATGAACCAGATTTCCCTGTGACAAACGCGCAATCAAGCCGCGTTCACGTAAATCATTCACCATTTCTTCGAATGCCGACGAGCGAGTTCTTTCCATTGCGCAATCCTTGAACGAATTGACCCGATGGAATTCGTGCCCGAACACCAGCGGGTGACCCGGGTCCACTGCGGCCCCACGGGTCCAGTAAGGTTACCACGTTTCCTTCAATGGACTCAACAGTTACCCAGTGCTTTCCTTGTGCTGCAATGAATGGCCCATCAAACAGATTGGCCAGCATCTTCACAACTGTCTTGGCATCATAATCGTAGAGAGCGTCATAATAGCCACCTTCATAGTTCGGGTTGAACTCGTTGAGTTTCGCGGCAATCGTCCTTGCGTCTATCCCGTACTCGTCATTACCCCCGAACTCCGCATCTCTTTTGTTGGGCTCATTGAGCACCTGACGCATACAGGCTGCGCCACATGACATCTGATGCTCTTGAACCAGAACATCATCCGCTTCTTCCCAGTTTTCTTCACCATAAACACGGTCCGGATCTTCTCCCGTACCACCTCCAACACCAGACCTAAGTTCTTCCCACTCGTCTTCGTCGAACCATTCCGGCAGAACCGGGAACCAAGCATGACGGCAGTTGTACCCACCTCCAGCAATGAAGACGGTCCCGGCTCCCGTTTGCCCGTTGTCCATCGCGTCGATTTCTTCGCGTGTGTAGACACGGTCAACGTGCCGCCTGCAGAAGTCTCGCGTGACGGCATCACTGGGACCTCGGTACTCAAAGAACTCGTAGCGGTCGGAGTTGTTGGCCTTGATGGTCCGCGAGAATTGCATCGTGCTGTCACGGATGAGCTGCTCAGCCTGAGCCTTTGAGCGTTCAGTCTTCTCCGCGAGCTCACGGACTAGCTTCGCCTTCGGAGCTCGGCCCAAGACATGGCGCGTCACAGCATCCGCGAGGTCTCGCCGGTGCTTCGCTCCGAGGTTGTAGAACTGACCCGCAACGCCTGAACCTGGCTGGTCACCCTTTGGCCAAAGACCAAGGAGGGCTTCCGCTACTTCCTGCTCTTGCTTGGGAAGACTTCGCGGACGGCGTTCGCCCTGGGCCTTTGCGGTGTAGTCCACCTGTTGCTTGGCCAACCGAGCCAGCCGGTCTTGCCAACGGGTCCACAACGCGGTGAGAGCCGCCTCGGCTTTTGTTTCGGCCTTGCGTGCGTCCACCACAATCTTGGTGTCACCCTTGAAGTTTCCGCGACCGTCAGTCTCAAGTCTGTCCGCAGACTTCTCGAGGTCACGAGCCAGGTCGTCAACAACCTTCTGATATTCGCCGCTCAGAATCTCGAACGTATCGTCTTCGAATTCCTCTTGCCGCTCGCGAAGCTCCTCGAGCTCCTCGACAATCTTGCGCGGCATCAGCCTTTAGCCCCCAAGAACTCTTGGAGTGCAGCCTTGCGGTCATTGTTGGTGAGATAGTCCTCCGGCTTCAGGCCAGCGGCCGTGAGCGCCTGCTCGAGGTCGGGTTTCTTGCCCGATTGAAGGAGTTCGGCGATCTGCTCTTTGACCGTCGGTTGCTCTTTCACCTCCGGCTCATCTTGAGCAGGTTCGGGCTGGACTTCCGGAGCCGTGTCAGTTTGTTCCTCCTGGACCGTTTCAGGTTCGCCAGTAGGCTCTGGTGCTCCTGCGCCTTCGTCCTCGGCCTCAACAGCCTTCGACACTTTGGTCAAGACCTCTCGAAGTTGCGCACTACGTTCGGCGGCACGTTCGAAATCACTCTCATCAGGATAGCGAAAGCCCTTCTGCAAAAGCTCCTTCACGCGAGATTTTGAAACGCTTACCGGGCGACCGTGTTTGTTAATCAATGTTGCCATTTCATATTCCTCATTTGTTAAGGCCACGTGCGCTCAAAGACGAGGGAGGGGGCGCCTCCAAGCGACACATGGCAGTAGCAAGGGCAGGATTCGAACCTGCGACCTCCGGGATATGAGCCCGGCGAGATGACCACTTCTCCACCATGCCAAACGCCACACTAACGCAGTGGCTGCGGTGGGTTCCCAACGTCCACAGTTTGCAAATTGCGGGGAGGCCTTCGTTCCACCGAAGCTGTCAATAAATAGAAAAGCGAAATCCCAAACGCCTCGAATTCGACACTCGAGGCTGAGAATTATCCCAGGACTTCCACGGCGAGGCGGTCTTCATCGACCGCTGCAACACCATAGAGCACGTCGATTACGTGCTTGGTTGCCAGTGCGTCTGAGTCCCACTGGCGCGTGTAGCGCAAAGTGATGCCCGTGCGCGGGTCATTGATGACCGAACCGAGTGCACCTGACCCAGCAGGCGGCAATGGCAAGGCACGCATCGCCAACACAAACGCATCTCGATGGAACGCGATGTTGTGCGTGGTGTCTGGCGTGCCAGCTGTCACCGGCACGAGCTGCGACATGTAGCAGTTGAACCCATAAATGCGACCAAGCTCGGCTTCGGTAAGCGCGTTGCCACCGTCACCCCGCTTCTCGGCAGATGTAAACTTGTCGAGGCCGAGCAACCCAACTTCGTCCTTTGGCGACACGATGAGGTTCCGGCCCATTGCTGGACACTTCTGCAAGTTCAACTGCAGACGTGCAGCCAAGATGGTCGCGTCATCAATGTCAGTGCCAGCGGTCCCAACATCATTTGCAATGCTGGCGTAAAGCTCCAACAGGTCCGTTTCGATTGTTTCAGCAATCCCAATCATGCCGTCGGTGACGTAGTTAACGGCATCCGCAATCGCCTTCGCTGATGCATCGTCCTCCAGATGCCACGCCACGTATTTATGCTTGTCGAGAACGACTTGCGTTTTAGTGTTCGTAGGGGTGTCTGGAACCACGTTCACGTTGGGACTCTTGTCCTTCACCGTGAGCGCGCCGCGCTTGATGATGTTGATGGTGTCACCCATCGCGGCGATCTCATTGGTAGCATCGCGGTTGATGAGGTTCGCCATCACGAGGTTTGCGCTCAAGGCGCCGATCGCTTGCGCAGCCCAGAATTGTGGGATCGCGTCAGCGGTTTCTGTAGTAGTGACGTTAGCCATGGTCTCTTTTCCTTAGACTTTAGATTTAGAGACGAATCTTCCCGGCCTTTGCGAGCTCAAGGATTTGTGAGGCGTTAGCCTGCAGGTACTCGAGATCGTTGGCCTTCGATGCGTCCCACGGTTGTTGAATGGGTGGTGGGGTCCCAGCAGGGCGCCCCTGAGCTCCAGCGCCTGGAGCCGACTGCACAAAGTGCGGGTTCTCGTCCAAAAAGGACTTCACGAACGCGCTCACGGGCAGTTCGTTGCCTTTGCCGTCCAAAGCGGGTTCACCGTTCGGACCAGCAACGTAGACTTTGCCCTCTTCATTGACTCGAACACGTTCACGCAAGAGCGCTGCCACCTGACCAGGTGCAATCGCACGGTGCTGATTAGCAGCTTCCAGAAGTGTCGTTTCCACCGTCTTGGCTTGATACTGCTGCCGGAACTTTGCGAGCTCAGCGTCTCGCTTTGCGATTTCGGCATCTTTCTCAGCCTTGATGCGGTCGGCGAGCTCCTTGTATTGCCCCGACTTCTCGAGCTCCTCTTGCTCCTTCTTCCGGGTGTCATTGACCAACTTGGACACGTCGTCCCAGGTGTTGAAACCAAGAGCCTGAAGTCGTTCTTCATGTTGCCGGCGTTCGCGTGCCAGACGTTGTTCGACGATTGCGTCGATGACCTCCTGAGACATCGTTGAGGTAGGTTGGCCTGGAGTGCCCGGATTTGCCGGGGCGCCCGATGCTGGAGTCTGGTTGGTTGTGGTCTGGTCCGCGGGAGCTGGTGCACCGTTGGGGGTCTGAGTGTTCGTGTCGCCCATGCCTTCCTCCTTCATCACGTGGCCGGGTGGCATGTGGTGTCCCGGTCAACAAAAAGAAAGGCCGCACCGGAGTAGTGCGACCTCAATAAAGCCCGTGCGTTTTTCCTCCTGGGCGCGAGGCCCTTCCAACCGCGTCGCTGCACGTTCACGACGCGGCGGTAGCCGTCACAGGGAGTTCTGTGCGGATGTAGCTCTAAGTTCTTCCAAGATGACCTCGAGCTCTGGTCCCTCAATGTGGGAGCCGAGTCGGGCCTTGGTTGCTAGAATCAGATTCTCGATGTGAGCCGTGCCGGTGCTCACCAGCGTGGCGTATTTCAGCGCATCATCGAGCTCGGCGTTCAAGTCGCCCGGGTCGAAGTCCGTCGGGTATTGCCGAGTGCTCAGTGGCTCGCTGCTTTCGATGCCCATCCATTTGAGCGCCAGCCAATCCACATAAGTCTCGGCAGCGGACATACGCGCGGCGAACTTCGCCAGTAGCGCATCCTTGTCCATCGTGAGGTATGAGAGCGCGATGCCCGTTTGAACGTGCTTCGACTCTTCGTTCACGCGGCCGAGTCCCGAGAGCATCCGGATGGCGCCTTCGGTCTTCTCGATTTCCTGACGCAGAACCTGAATCTGCGAGACATCTGGACCCAAATAAAACGGCGGATTACTCACGGTATCCGAGTACGGGATGGCTCCGTATGCCGAGAAATCGACCTTTGCGAGCTGGTCCCACGTGCTCTCCGGCACTGCCATGATGTTGAAGACGTGCGCCGCAATCTGCTCATCGATGAGACTCTGCAGATTGGTTAGCCGCCGATTCATTGGGGCAATGTCACGGATGGCGCTCGGAGCTACCAGCTCGCCATTTTCGCGCCGTCCCCAGAAGACCATGACGACCGGCACTTCACCGCATGGGTGAACGCCACGGTCGACCACGACTTCCTTGACGACTTTGTCTTCGCCCTCTCCGGACTCTTCCTCCACAACGAGAATCCACTCGTCGCGCGTCCAGATTCGATACTGGTAGGTGATGCCGGGGTGGTCTTCGCTCCAGGTACGCCGCGTGTCTTGTGTTTCGCGTATCTTCACCCACTGCAGGATGCCCCTGGAATCGACGTCCCAATCGATGATGTTCTCGGTGTCGACCAGGTAAGCGTAGGGTCGTACACCTTGAGCCATCTCATCGGCGCGTGTTCGAACTTCACCAGCACCGTTTGTGCGGTCAACCACAATGGCCACTCGGCCACCACGCTGAACGAGCTGCGCCGCGCTCTCGTAGAACTCATCAGCACCGTTGCCCAAAAGGTCAACGTCTTCCCAAAAGGGCTGCAGAATGTTCGTTGCCCTCGGTTCTGCCGTGCGCGGAATCGACTCGCGGAAGAGATGCGCCGCATAGGTATCCACCACGGCCCGCGTGTGATTCACGTGCACAGTTCTGGCCAGACGGTCAGCAAAGAAGGACTGAGGCTCCTTCTGGTGCCGGAAGATGTAGCGGTCCACGTATGGGCGGCCACCTTCGTAGCAGAGGCGGTACTCAGCCCATTCTTCGGCGTGTTGTTTGTAGAGCGGGTGCGCGATTGGCATCAGCGTATCGTGTATGGAGGTAGAGGACCCAACGGGGTCCGCATTCGTTTCTTTGCGTAGTAAGACAGCAGCACGGCATAGAACTCATCAGCGTGGCCGTAGGCGTCTTTCTCGGCCTTGTAGGTGATGTTCTTGTCCGTCGTCTGAATCTTCTGGATCTTTGTGAATGCGTGTCGCAATCGGTAATCATCCACCGGTATCTTGAACTTGCGCCGCTCCATCAAAAGCCTTATTTCCGGAATGAGCTCGTAGACCTCGGCCCACTGGCCCCCCTTAACAGCGTGAACCGTGCGTTTGCCGAACTCTTTGACGAGGTCCTGACTAAGCTGTGCGCCCTCGCCCGTCGCATCGGTGCCAACGGACGCATAGGCGTGTTGGCGCAGAACGTCTTTGATGTCGACGAACTGCGGGCTGTAGTCCCGTGTAGTGCCAGCTGCCTTGATGGTGTGGAGCAATCCAGCGGCGAATCCATCACGCGGTAAATCGTGGCCGTTCGCGAGTATCGACGCGTCCTGCGTAGAGCCCAGGTCAATACCGGCGTAGCGTAGACCGTAGTTTAGTAGACCGTCATCCACATCGTCTTGCGAGTAACCACAACGCCTGATGAGGTCATGGCTGAAGTACTGGTTGATGTCGGACAAAAACTCGCAACAAAACTCTTGTAGCCAAACGTCCTCCGGATAGCGTTTGCGCATCTCGGCCGGGTCGACCGGGAAGCCTTCTTCAGCGGCCTGGTAGATATCCACCTTGTACCGCTTCCAGTCTTGGTAGATGCCCTGAGGGTCCGCCCAAACGTCATAGAACGCTCCGGATGCTCCAAACGGCGTACCCACCAAGATGAGCCGGAAACGCGAAGACGTTTCACCCACGGGCGAGGCCGCCTTCCAGACCTCTCGATCAGCCTTGTAAATCGGGAACTCGTCCAGGATGATCGTTCCAGTCCTGGAGCGCACCTTGAGCGCCGGCATCGGAATGATGCGGCTGCCGTTGTTGAACTCGATCCCCGTGACGTTTCGGCTCTTGATGCCGAGGTCCACCCCGAGCATCTTGAAGACGTCAATCCAGATGCTGATGCGCCGCAGGAGCTCCTTTGCGTTCGTGTAGCTCGTGCTGCAGAGGTAGACGTCATGATAGGCCGTCTCAATAGCCAGCAAGATGCAAAGCACACACACGGCTTCCGAGTAGCCGATACGCCTCGACTTCAGGATGATGATGCGGTTGCTATCGTCTTGGAGGAGCTTTCGCTGGTACGGCCTGAGGTAGTCTTTTAGAACGCCATCAAGGCTCGTCATTTGGGGTCCAGGCCAAGCATTTCGCGCACGCGTCGGGCTCGCTCCTCATTGCTCAGATTGTCGTCATCCGCTCGACCTTGGTCGCTTCCTGCAGCGGTCGGTTTGAACTTGCCACCAGCAACCTGAATTGCTGCGATATCAAGGGCCCACTTCGCGGGGCCCCGTGTGACGGTTCGACGGGTGATCTTCTTCCCAATCTCTTTGCCGTCTTCGTCGACAACGAACTCTTCGGTCACCCAGGTCTCGGTTGGGCCGGCGATTGCCTCGAGTAGACGCTCGCGGAATGCGGCCTCAATGGCTTCGTCGTCGATGTTCGCATACGTGTCCCAAGCTTCCTGAATGAAGGGGGCTTCAGGGGAAGTTGGCAGGAACCAGTTGTAATACGTGTTCCGGTCGATGCCGGCTTGTCTGCATGCTTCGGAAATGTTGCCGGTGCGCGAGAGTATCCGGCACAAGATGTCGAGTTTGACTTTGACTTTTGGCCGCTCAATGTTCGAACGGCTATGCGCTTTGCAATACTCACCAACCTTTGCCGCGCGTTTGCATCGGATGCCCTGGCGCGTGGTTGCGGCACACTGACGTTTCGCGTGCATGTGTCTCTGTGTAGTTTGTCTAAGCTTTTTCGGTGTGGCCTTTAGCCCTCTTTGGCGTGTGCCTCTATATAAGAGCTGCAAATTCCCCGTATTTTCAAGGGTGGAAGGCGCTCAGAGGCGCTTGGGCGTTGGGAATGCGCTTGGTTTACACAAACCCTGAGTGTAGCCCGAATTCACGTCTACCCGCCCTTACGCGCTCTCCCGATAGTCAATGTGATTGATGACGTCGATCGCGGCCTTCAAGGCCCTGAGCTCAGCGAGTTCGCCCTCGAGTTGTTCCAGGCGCTTGGTTACCCACCGTTCAGCCTCAGAATTGCCTTTCACTTTGCGAGCGGCCTCGTAGATCTTTCGAGCTCTTGATGAAGGGACTCCGTGGGCATAGCCGGCGTCACGAGCTGCTTCACGCGCTCCAAGCCCCTCGAGACGAAGATGAACGTAAACTTCGAAGAGCTTTGGCTCATTCTCCGGAAGCTCCTCAAGTCCCAGCTCCAACGATTGTTGTTGAGGGTTCACGCCGCACTCGTGCCCCTTGCGCTCTTTCGTGAGCGGGTCTTTTTGGACTTCGCCTTCCCTGGCTTGGTTTTCGGATTGAGTTCGGCTTCGCGCTCCCAGGCACGTCGTGTGGTGTACTCGAAGTCGGTGTACGGATTCACCTGGCTCGGAATCAGCAACTCGTCTTCGTCGAGCTCCTCTTCGATGAAGCCGTCGACTTCTTTCACCACCCGGTTCACGTACTGTCTGCTGAAGTCGTGGTTCTGCTTCTGGTGGACCCTGTGACGTACCCAGCATTCCCAACGCTTTTCCCCTGCCCGCTCCTTCGCACGTTCGAAAACGGCCTCAAGTGCGCGCTTCTGGCTGATGCGTTCCAGGTAGACGGGATCACCGTGATTCGACGATTGAACCACCATGGCCAGGCGCTCGTAGTCGACGGCCGGCATCCCCTGCAGGGCTTCGCATGCGTGTAAGTAACATCCGAGCGCGTGGATCGCGCACGTGTAGATTTCGATTGGACGGTCTTCCATGACCGCGTTCGTCAGCGTGAGCGAGATGTTCATCTCGTTCATGTCTTTTCACCTTTTTCTCATCTAGGGTGACACTATCGTGGATTTTTGGCAAACCCCTCTTCCTGTGTTAGCCCTGAATAGCCCCTGAAGAAGAGCCAATGATTTTTACACGCCAAAAGATCGTACTTGCAATCTTGGAGAAACACGGAACGGTTTGCGAACCTATCCGTTTAGTCAAACTAGCCTTTCTGCTGCGACATTTGCTGGACGCAAAAACGCAATCAACCTTTTATAGCTTTATCCCTCACAAGTACGGCCCATTTTCGTTCGGTCTCTATCATGACCTAAATAAGCTGCAGGAAAAAGAACTTATAGTGCATAGTGATGAAGGTTGGTCCGTCAATACGTTGAATCCTGTTGTCTTGAGGCGAGAAGAAAGTCACGCAGTGGAGAGGCTGTTTCGGAAGTATGAAAGCTGGAACACCGAAGCGATTGTAGACCATGTTTATGAGAAACACCCGTGGTTCACAGCTCGTGCCAAAGATCATTCACGCCGGAAAGCAAATCTCCCCAAAGTGGGCAATGCTGTCTACACATCGGGCTACGAAGAAATGCAAGTGGATGAGTTTTTAAACTCTCTACTGCGCGCCGGCATTGAAGTCGTTATTGATACCCGCGCCAATCCCGTTTCACGCCGTTATGGGTTCCACAAGTCCACACTAACTCAGTTAGCCAACAATTTGGGGCTAGTCTATCATCATGTGCCCCAGGTCGGTATCTCGAGTCGGGCGAGAAGAGGCCTTGGTGAAAGTTTGACGTATGAAGAATTATTTCGCGTTTACCGGCAATCCACTCTGGTCGAAGAAGCGGAGACAGTCGCCGAAATTTGCGAATTGGTATCTAAACGACCAACAGTGTTGATTTGCTCCGAACGGTGCGCCAGTTGTTGTCATCGGTTACACTTGGCTGAACTCGTCGCCAAACGAACGGGGCTAGAACAGATTGAATTGCGCCAACAATGAGGAGGGAGAATGCGCAAAGAGATACTAATGACCGTCCTAACCTATCCACATCCTTCAGAGAAGTATGACGAGTTGATATGCACCGCTGGTATCTCCGACGGGCAGTGGATTCGGCTTTATCCTATGGCGTACCGCAATCTGCCCAACGATGTGCGCTTCCGAAAATATCAATGGATCACGGTAGATGTGCAAAGGCCTAAAGCACATCAAGACAAGCGCCCCGAAAGCTGGCGGCCCGATCTTGGTACCTTGGAGATTGGTGAGCACATAGATACAGCCAAACAATGGCTGCGAAGGCGTGAGATAGTTGACAAATTGCCTCACCACACGCTCAACCAACTCAAAGAATCGTATGACAAGGATTTGACGTCGCTAGGCATTGTGCGGCCAGCTGAGATTCTAGACCTCAACATTGAAAAAGTGGAAAGAAACTGGAAGCCAAAATGGCAAGCAAGGTTTGATCAACTGAATTTGTTTGAACAACACAAAAGACTAACAAAGATTCCCTATAAGTTTTCATATGTGTTCACATGTGAGGATTCCGATAAACCGCACAAAGCGATGATCGAAGACTGGGAACTGGGAGTCTTGTTTCTTAAGGAAGTCGAGAATAAGGGCTCAGAGGAAGCCGCAGTGGAAAGCGTGAGAAACAAGTTCTTGTCGGAACTCTGCCAGACAGATAATGATACCCGCTTCTACATGGGAACACGTTGGCCATTCAACACGTGGATGGTGTTGGGAGTTTTTTACCCCCCTAAAGCAACCTTGACGCTCTTCTAACAGCGGTCTGCGTTACTCTTCCGCTATCAACTTCCGATACCGCTCGAACAAGTGACTAAGTCGATGGGCTTCGGTGGGGAACCTCTGGGGTCGATATAGTAGATCTACAATACGATCCAATGCTGCATGTGCACGACTCAACTCTACCGGCATAGTTCGTGGGTCATACAGCTCTTCAAGACTGCTATCAGAGAAACTCTTCCGCACATCTAGAACTAGTTGGGCGCTGCGTTCGACGTCAAGACGGCGACGTGTCGCTGGTGTGCTAGGCCATGGAAATGTGTTGTAAACAAGTTTCAATGAGTAACGGTACCTACTCTGGTGACGACCACCAACAGCCCTCAACCACGTCATGTGCATCGCACTTTGAAGGACACCGAAATGGTAAAGCGTGGCGTTAGGTACCATGCTAACCAAGTCACTAGCTATGTCGGGTGGAGTTATAAAACCCAAAGGTACGTAGTCCCGTCTTTCTGATGAAACCTTGGGAATCAACAAACTACCCCCAGACGGAAAATTCTCGACGTGAAAACGTGTAGGGGTACGTGCAAGTCTGCGTGTATCTTCTGATTTGCTCTTCAAACGAAAGTTTTTGACAGCTTCAATACGTTCCAAACATAGTGGCATTTTCGCGAGTTCCTGAGGTGTACAATCACCTAACCACAGGCACCATCTTTGATACTTCTCGCCCTTCAAGAGTTCGTTTGTCCCAAACCAGCGCCGGAAATGGCTGCGTGCGCCCGGCTCTCGTTTCAAGAACTCTTCCATTTCAGCCTTATAAAAAAGATAGTTGCCATCATCGATTGGCTTGTTTCCTATTCCAGCCTTTGGGACTTTGCACAGAGGAGTTCTTCGCGCAGTTACGATGATGTCTTCCTCGGTAAGGTATGGCGAAATACTCTTGACGTAGACGAATCCTCCAGGTTGCCATAGGCGTTTAGTTATTCCCGTAGTTGAAAATCCAACAATTACGCAATCTACAGCGGCCTTACCTGCTGATGCACTCGTCCATGTAAACGTTGGATATGCGAAATCAATTTCGAAGCCATCGGAGAGCAAAGTGGGCCAGAGCACACTCACTTGCTCGCCCTGAGTTATCGAATTGGTCGCCACGAAGGCTGTCCGTACGTGAGGATGAAGAATCATATACTCGCGAGCAAGCTTGAACCAGCTCGAAACAAAATCTAGGAGACCCGCATTTTGCCAGCCTTCAAAAACTTTGGACATAGTTTGTCTTTGGGTTTCACTCAGATACTTTGCGCCTTTGAAGGGTGGATTGCCAATAATGAAGTCAACCGGGTAGCCACCGGTTAGAGTCAACCACTCGGTGGTGAGAGCGTCGTTGTTATGGATGCTGGGACTAGAGGAGAGCGGTAGGCGGCGAAAGTACTCACCAAAGGCAGCAGCGACTTCAAGGTTCATCTGGTGATCAACTAGCCAAAGCGCAACCTGTGCAATTTGCGCAGGAAACTCCTCCAACTCAATGCCACACATCATGTCTACATTTAGCAACACAAGGGTCTGGATGTTAACGACGCGCTGACCATGCTTATCTAGCGCGTTCAGAATCTCCAATTCAAGACGCCGGAGCTCGCGATAGGCAATCACCAAAAAATTCCCGCAACCACAAGCTGGATCAAGTATGCGAACACTTGCGATGTGTTTGTGCAGTTGCGTAAGGTCACGCACGGAGCCTTTAACTTTCTCATACCGCTCCCACAACTCGTCGAGGAAAAGCGGACGTATCACCTTTAAGATATTCTCTTCTGAGGTGTAGTGCGCACCTAGATTCCGCCGTTCCTCTGGATTCATCACACTTTGAAACAGTGATCCAAAAATGGCCGGGCTTATACCGGACCAGTCTACCCGGCATGCCTCGAGTAAACTCTCACGCATCTGCGCGTCAAAAGCGGGCGGCCGCAACGTCTCTGCGAAGAGTTTACCATTCACATACGGCAGGCGCGCATAGTCTTCATCGAGTGTGCTCATGCGGTCTTGAATGGGAGTGTTGAGCGTGTCAAAGACATGACTGAGCACGCCAGCTAGATCACGACCATCGCTCGACGACTTGTACTCGACGATGTCCTGAAACTGGTGACTGTTAAAGATGCCTGTATCTTCTGCGAAGAGGCAAAAAAGCAGTCTGACCAGATACACTTGGAGTTCATGCCCTGAGTAGCCGATCTCTTCCATTCTATCGTGGAGCCGTCCCATCTTTTCGGCCGCTTCAATATTTACCGGGTCTTGCTCACTGTGGGTACGTGTTTGATAGCCAGCTATGAAGCCGAAC